GGTGAGCCGGGTCGCGTTGCTGCCGTCCTCGATCGGCCAGTAGCCGACCAGGTTGGTGTAGCCGGCGATCTGCCGGTACATCGGGGAGCGCAGCGTCTGCTGGCCCTGGCCGAGCCGGGCCAGGATCCCGTGACCGGCGATCGGCGAGATGGCGTCGTTGCCGGACTTGTCCGGCCAGCGGACTGGCCATTCCGGCACCGGCACGGTGGCCCGGATCACGTCGCAGCGGAAGTTGTCGATCGTGGCCGTCAGCGTGCCCACGTTGCTGTTGCCGCTGACCCTCCACTCGTACAGGCCCACACCGGTGCCGTTGACCGCGTCGTCGTCGACCTCGCACGTCCACGTCGTCGGCTCGGAGCCGGACGCCAGCCAGGCCCGCACCTGCAGCCGGGAGCCGACCGCCCGCGCCCGGGTCGCGATGACCGTCCCCGCCGAGTAGGAGACGCCGGTGGACGTGGTGTTGACCAGCGTGGTCGACGACCCGCCCACGACCCGCATGATCTTGCAGGAGATGACGCCGCCGGTCCCGAACTCCGTGTGCAGCCGGTAATAGTTGTCGTCGTCGACGCGGCGCACGATGGTGGCGTCCACCCACGCCGCGCCGGTCGCCACCGCCGACAGCGACGAGACGTGCGTGACCTCCACATCGTGGCCGCCGGCGTCGTCCACCGTGGCCTGGTTGAACGTGTTCGCCACGCCCAACGCCGAGGTCGCGGCCGAGCCGGTGGTGGCCCACGTGCTCCCGAGGGTCGTCCAGGTCAGCCCGGAGTCGGCGTCCGTGCCGATCCCGCCGCTTCTCGTGAAGGTGTCGTTGATCCGGGTGATGCGGACCTCGATCGGGGTGCCCTTACGCAGCAGCCCGAAATTCGCGCCATTCGGGTTACGCGGCGAGTAGTCACCGGTCCGGTTGTCCAGGGTCAGGCCGACTCGGGTCGCGCCGACCTGGGTGGCCTCGTCGGTGCGGCCGACCGTGATCTGCACGCCCTGCTCGGCGCGGACGTCGGAGGTGAGCTCCGACCACTGCCACGTCACGGCGCCACCGGATCCGCGCCCGGCGCGTACCACACCGTCATCGGCAGCGGGACGACGGGGAATCGGGGTGCGACCGGGGCGGCGCTCGGCGCACCGGATGCCGCCGCGGACAGCGAGCCCAGTGCGGCCACAGCGGTGCCCGTGGTGGTCGGCCCGCCGGCCGCCGTCGCGGTGAGCGTGCCGAGCGGGGCCGCGGCGACGCCGGTGACCTCGACCGCCGCCGTCCAGGTGCTGTAGTCGTCGACCTGCAGCGTGGTGGTGGATCCCTCGGCGCCGTCGGTCCCCACCATGATGTAGGGGATGCCGACCGTGTCGCCGGAGAACGGGTTGGCGAGGGTGGTCTGGGTGTTCCAGCTGTTGCCGTCGGCCGAGTACTCCCAGCGGATGTTGCCGCCGACCTCACCGATCCGCAGCCAGGCATGGTTGGTGGCGTTGTAGGTGGTCGAGCTTCGCTGGGTGGCCGTACCGGCGACGGTGGTCCAGCAGGAGATGTTGCCATTGGAGACGATCCAGTAGATGTCGTTGTTGGTGCTGAGCTGGATCGCGATCGGGTAGGCGTTGTAGGACGTCAGCGCCTGGTTGCCGGCGCTGACGATGCGCGTGCCGACGTAGCTCTCGTTGATGTCGAGCGTGTTGGTGCGCTGGATGCCGTAGTAGGCGGCGCTGGTGGTGGTGGCGAGATTGAGCCGCTGGCTGCTCTCGGTTACCTGCCCGCCGCCCCAGTTGCTCCAGTCCCCAGAGATGGAGTTGTCGCTGAAGTCATCGACGACGGTCACGGTCCACCTCCCGCCACTTGCCGGTCAGTCGCGGGTCAGCTGGCCAGGGTGACCGACACGTCAAGATCACCCGTCGCGATCGTGAACGTGTTCCCGGCGGTCACCGCGTTCGCGGTGACCGTGCCGGAGAAGCCGAAGTTGCCGCCGCTCGATGCCGACCACGCCGTGAAATGCGTGTAGTCCTCCGACCCCGCCACGGACGTCCAGGTCAGCGCCCCCGAGTTCGACGCCGCACCACCCGACGACGCCGTCCACGACGCCTGCTTACGGGTCGTCTCCGTCGCCGCGTTCGACGTGCCCGCCGACCCGGGCGCACCGGTGTGCAGCTTGACCCACGGATACGCGGCCAGCAGGGCGTCCAGCGCGGTGTTCGCCCCGGCCGCGCCGAAACCCTCAGCCACTACGCCCTCCAGAATTCACGTACTGCACGACAGCAGCCCGGAACGCCGGCCGGGTGCGCAGCATCTTGAGGAACAGCCGCTCGATCTCGTCCAGGGCCCCGGCCGGTGCCAACGCCACCGCGCCCACACCGCCGCCCATGCCGCCGGAACTCCGAGCGAACGCGCCGACGCTGGGATGCACGTAGCCGTTCGACTCCGGAACGAACACCTCGGGGCGGCCGCCGTCGCCGACGATGTAGGGCTGGCCGGCCGTGACCGGGCCGCCGTGCGCACGCATCGGTGCCTGCCGGCCGCCGCCGCCGCCGTAGGTGATGTCGCCCTGCCGGGTCACGATCACCCGGACGCCGATGCGCCGGGGGATCTTGTTCAGTTCTGCGCGGATGGCCACCGCTCGGGCCTGTGCCTCGACGAAGTTGCCTGTGATGTTGATCGGTGGCGGCGCCTTGATCAGGCCCAGTTGGGTGGCCAGCTCCTCGGCGCGCTTACGGGATCCGGTCATTGCGGTGGCCAGCTCGATGAACTTCGCCCGGTTACGGTTCGCGACCGCGTTCGCTTTCTCGCCTTCGCCGTTCAGCGCCACCTCGGCGTTGTAGGCCGCGATCATTGCGGTCGCTAGGCTGCTCAGTGCCTGCCGGTTCGCCCGGCCCTTCTCCGTGTTCGCGTCCAGCGTGGCGCCGTTCTCCTTCGCGGCCGCGGTCACGTCGTCGATCGCCGCACCCACGTTGGTCGCCGCGTCGAAGGCGTTGCGGCTCGACTCGGCCAAGTCGTTGATCTCGTTGGACAGCGTGACGATCGGGCCGCTGGCGCCGACGGCCTTCATCGCCATCAACGTCAGATTCTGGTTCAGGCCATCGGTCGCCATCGTGGCGTCCTGCGTCTTCTCCGCGGCATCCTCCGCGCCGGTCGACAGACCGAACCAGCCGCGGACCGTGTTATTCACGCCCTGCCCGAACCGGTCCATGGCGCCGTACGCCTCGGTCAAGCCACGGATGAGCATGGCCGTGCCGCGGATCGACGACCCGGCGACCTCGCCGAACATGCGCAGCCCGGCCGCAGCCTCCTCCGACCCGCCGGACAGGATCGCCAGCGCATCCCCCGACGCGTCACCCAGCTCGGCGAACGTGTCCGCCAAGGCATCGACCGCAGGGCGGCCACGGGCCACCAGGACGTCGATGCCCTCGGTCAATCCCTCGACGCCGTCCAAGGCGCCCTCGGTCAGGGGCTCCACGAACTTCGAGGCATTGCCGAAGATCCGCCGGATACGCGGGCGGAGCTCGTCGAACCGGTCACCGATCTTGTCGATTTGGGTGAGCACCGGGCCGGTGAAAACCTCGGCGTCGTCCTCGAGGTTGCCTAGCAGCCGTGAGCCGAGCTGCTTTCCGGCGGCTGCCACCTTCGGATCCCGGGCAGCCAGCGCGATGCCGCCAGCCACCACCCCAGCGCCGACGCCGCTAATGACCGCACCGGAGATCACCGCGCCGATGAATGGGGCGGCGAGCGCGGCGGCGCCAATCAGCGCCACCTTCACCTGCGGTCCGGCGGCTTCCAGTGCCGTGCTGACGGACTTGCCGAGGCCCTTGCCAACGTCGCCGCCGGCAGATGCCACCTGGCTCGGGCTCGGCAGGAGACTGCCGAGCAGCCCTCGGCTCTTGTTTAGCTCACGCAGGTCGCCTTGCGTCCGGCGGATCGCCTTCTTGATGTCGAGCCGGTCGGCCGCGCTCTCGGCCTCGGCGAACGCCACCGCCAGCTGGCGCAGCTCCTTCTCGACGGACTCGATCTCGCGGTCGAGCTTGTCGACGTGCTGCGCGGCGGTGCGCGCGGATTTGCCGAGCTTCTCGACCTCATCCTCGGCCTGGTCGGCCTGGTCGCCGAGCCTCTCGGTGCTCTTCGCCGCGTCTTCGGCGGCCTCGCCGACGTCCTCGAGGTTGTCGGCGGCCGACTTGGTGGCCTGGCCGGTCTTGTCCCGAGCGAGCAGGTCGAGAATCAGCTGGCGCGCGGCCACGACTCACCCCCGCTTCGGCCGTTCGAGAATGTGGTCGCGATGCAGAGCGACCTGGTCGAGAGTCCAGCCGTGCAGCTCCGACGGCATGACGCCGTGAGCCAGGAAGAAGGGCTCGAGGCCGGCTAGGAGATAGCGGATTCCGTGCTCGGCGGATCCGAAGAGGTCGAGCCCGGCGTCGGATCCGCGCCAAGGTCCAAAGGGCCTGGCTCCTTAGGAACGTCTTCCCAGCTGGCCAGATGCACCATCGGGTTGAAGTCCTTCCACGCCGTCTTGTGGCCGCCGCGGTGCATCGCGATCCACATCGCGGCGAGCTTCGCGGCGGTGTCGTCGCTGCGCAGGCCCTGGATGATCGCGAGAAGCTTCATGCCGACGGCCTCCTCGAGCGCGATCATCTCGCGGCCCCGCAGCCGGGTCAGCGCGACCTCGTCCCACACCCACCAGTCGCCGCCGTACGCCTCGACATCCTCCGATTCGACGAAGCGGAACCGCCTCGGTGCCCACAGATACAGCTGCACGGTCAGCCTTTCGCGAGTCGGTCGGCGAAGTTGTCGAGGACCTTGCCGAGGCGCTTCTCCGCCTCGGGGCCGGCGTTCTTGACGCCGGCGTCGTGGAAGCCCGGCTGGATCTTCGTGGTCGCCCACGGGTTCTTCCGCCGGCCGCGCTTGGTTTTCCGGCTGCGGCCGAACACGGGGTGGCGCAGCTCGCCCTTGTTGAGCCGGACGAGGTCGCGTTGTTCCTTGACGCCCTCGCCGATGGTGGTCAGCCGTAGCGAGGCCTGCCGGGCAGCGGTGCGCTGCGCACGGCGGTGCCGTAGCGATGCGGTCAACACGGGCGCGTAGCCGGACGGCATGGTCCGCTCGGCCGAGGCGCCGATCGCGGTCTTGACCGGCTCGATCGCCTCGTTCAGGGCCCGGGCCATCTCGCGGCCCAGGCCTTTGTCGCCGGTCGCCCGGATCTGCTTGGCCAGTTTGAGGACCTCGTTGATGCCGGCGAGGCGGATGTCGAGGCCCATCGGTCAGGAGGTGTTGCGGGCGACGCCGTCCGGGTCGGACAGCGGCCACGAGGTGTCGGTGGTGGCCTTCTCGCCGACGCTGTTGCCGAACGGGGTGTGCTGGTTGGGCAGATAGCTGCCGACGTATTCCGGGTTGGTGGCCGAGATCGCCGCCGAGGTCGGCCGGACCTTGCACACCACCGGCGCGCGGGTGGCGAACGCCGTGTAGAGGGTGATGTCGGTGGCGCTGCCGGCGAAGTCCTGGTTCCAGCCCGCCTGTAGCGTGCTGTCGCCGAGGCCGGCGATCCGCGACCGGGCGGTGTCGCCCATCGCGGTGTCCTCGAGGGCCTCGTACTCCAGCGGCAGCGTGACGCCGGTGTTGAAGGCGGACATGACCACCGAGTTGATCTCGATCCGGCAGTCCATCAGCGCGAAGGCGCTCATCTGTGCTCCTTACCTGATGCCCGCGACGCAGGCGATGGAGAAAGTGCCGGTGCAGGCCGTGATCCGCAGCCGGTACCAGGTGTCGGTGATCGCGCCGGCCACCCGGGTGCCCCAGTAGCCGCCGGCCGCGGTGACGCCGGCGAACGTGATCCGGGTGGTGGCGCCGGCGAAGTTGCTCGCGGCCGCGGACTCGATGACGCCGGAGATCGTGGTGCCGGCGGAGAAGACGTGCAGACCCGCGTACAGGTACTGCGAGGCGCTGACGGCGCCGAGTTCGCTGGCGGTGCCGGTCGCGCCGGTTGCGGACACGTCGGCCTTCGTCTTCAGCACGATGCCGCGGATCCCGCCGACCGAGGCGAGGCCCGTGCCGCGCGCCGAGCTGGCGGTGAGCCGGAACGGGCAGGGCTCGCCGAGCTGGCCGAACATCTCGTAGGAGTACTCGCGGGCCCGGTAGAAGTAGGCGGCGTTCTCCTCCAGGCCGTTCGGGCTGTTGGAGATCACCTGGCTGGCGCCGCCCAACGCGGTGAACGCGGTCGGGTCGACCTGCCCAGCACCCGACTGCCAGAACCCTGCCTCGTCGAGCTGGACGTCTTCCAGCCCGGCGATCCGCGACCGGGATGGGTTGGTGTTCGTGCCCGGCTGGAACGCCGTGGCGTCGAGAGCGTCGTACGACAACGCCAGCGTGGTGCTGTTCAAGTCCGACGTCATGTCGTAGCCGCCGAACCACGTGGTGATGTTGTTGGCGGCGAACGAGCCCATCTCAGACCTCGGTCTTCGCGGCCTTCGCCGCCGGCTTCGGGGCCTCGACCGCCTCGATGTAGCCGGCGTAGACCAGGGCCTCGATGTTCGTCTCGACCGGGTCGAGCCACACGGTGCCGCCGGCCTGGATGTCCTCGCCGGTGCGCGCGCAGGCGATGGCCAGGTCTTCCCGCTCGGCGGGGCTCAGGGCGCGGAACACGACCTTCCACTGCTCGAACTGGTCGCCGCACTCGTTGACGTAGCACTGTCGGCACCACCGGATCGGTCGGATGCCCGTGCCGACCGCGATCCTCTTGTCGCCGGACTCGCAGAACTTGATCACGGCGGGTCACTCCGTTCCTCTGGTGTGCACGATCAGGCGCAGGGTCGCGCCGAGGTGCTGGATGGGGGCCTGCTCGAAATGCACGCCGTATGCGGTCATCGCGGCGACGTGGGCGTTGGTGTGGCTCAGGCCGAGCGTGTTGTTCGCGAACACGGCTGATCGAATCGATTTAGCGCCGGCGCCGGTGACGTACTCGTCGAGCTGGGCCTGGCCGACGATCTCGTCGGGCTCGGCGACCATCACGTGCAGGTCCAGGTCCCACGTGTCGGTGCCCTTGGCCATGGCCACGACGAAGTCCGCGGTCACCGGCTCGACCGCGACCGACGGCACCTGCACCGCGCCGGCGATCCGGTCGTAGACCCACAGTCCCGGGATCGCGGTCTCGAGGGCCGTCTTCACGGCGGTGCGGACCGCGGTCAGTGACGCCACTCAGACCGCCCCCACGCCGATTTTGATGAAGCGGTGCAGCAGCTCCATGACGTCCGGGTCCTGCCGGCCGATGCGCACCACCCCGAACTCGCCGAACCCTGCGACGCCGAAGGTGGCTTCCTTCCGCTTGAAGATCGACGCGGCGCGCAGCACGCACGCCTCCTCGACCTCGTCGGGGACCACGGACCAGCCGAACTTCGCGGTGACCCGCAGCGTGGTGCGGTAGGCGTGGATCGGGAAGGTGTACCGGTCGACGGCGACGATCCGCCACCAGGCGTGCGCGGTCGCGTCGGTGTCGGCGTTCAACGGTTCCAGCTGGTAGTCCGTCGACGCCCAGGTCGTCGCGTACGTGCCGTCGCCGGTGGTGTCGGTGGCGATGAGCAGGCCGGTGGTGGTGGCGATGTCGTCGACGTCGGCCTCGTAGCCGTCGTCGCAGCGGAACACCTTGGCCTGAACGGCCGGGTCCACCCAGAACCGGCGGCCGCAGAACCGGTCGATCGCCCGGCTGGTGGCGTTGATGGCTCGCTCGAGCAGCGCGGTGGTCAGCAGGCTGGAGCCGTCACCGAAGTGCTCGCGCAGCTGCGCCACCGTGCAATACCCGTTCGTGACGGCCATGGCTACTCGTAGACGACCGAGACAGCCGGGCCGGTCCCGGTGAGCGTGACGTGGATCCCGGACCCGCAGTAGGCACCGCCGAGCTCGCCACTGGCCGCGGTGGTGTTCGCCGCGGCCTTCAGCGTCAGCACGGTGGTGCCGCCGGACCCGCCGGCCTTCACCACGACCGTGGCCGCGTCGGACCCGGCGGTCAGCACCACGTTGCGCAGGTAGGCGCTCGCGGTGGTGATGTCACCGGTCGCAGCGGCGGCCTTGATGTTCGTGGTCACGAGCCGCTCCGGTTCCGGCCGCCGCGGTGCTGCCGGTCCGCGCCGGCCGGCTGCTGCCGCGCCGGGGCCTCGAGGACACCGCCGGCGGCGAGCAGGCAGCCCGGCGAGTCCCGGTCGACCCACTCGGCGTCAGCCGCCTCGAGCTCCACCGTGTCGCCGGCCACCCACGGCCCGAACTGGCGGCCGTCACGGCTGGCCTGGTAGGCGTGCCGCACCTCGTAGCGGGGCATCAGATGCCGTCCAGGTACAGCAGCACCCACACCGACACGCCCAGGTCGGCCGAGGTGCCGTCCCAGGAGCCGTTCGTGGTGATCTCGGCGCCGAGCTCGTCGCCCGCGTTGAACGGGATCGTGCCGCGCGGCACCGTGCCGCGGCCGGACGCGGCGGTGCCGACGGTCTGGGTCAGCGCCGTCTTCTCGGTGCCGCCGACGGTCGGACCGATGGTGAACGAGCCGGCCGTGCCGGCGGCGGTCAGCACCCACGACACGGCGACGATCTCCCCGGCGAACGGGGCGATGTAGCCGGCCACGCCGTTGGCGGCGCCCGCGTTGACCTCGGCGATGGGCAGCTGCACGTCGGTCTGCGACGCGGCGACGGCGTCCTGCATGAAGGTCAGCTGCACCAGCTGGCCCTTGGCGATGGTGCGGTCGATCTGCACGATGCCTCCTCAAGCCGGCAGGGCCGGACCCATGCGGGTACGGCCCTGCCTCGGAGCGGATGTGGGGTTACGCTGACGGCTCCATCCCGGCCGCAGGGGATCGCGTACGCGCGTCCACCGGCTGCGTTTGCACCGGCCGGGATGGGCTATCGCCTCGGCTACAGGCTGATGTCGTAGGCGACGGCGGTCGACTCGATGCCGGACGCCGCGCCGGTCGGCGTGAACCGGCCCAGGCCCAGGCGCAGGCTGTAGACGATGCGGGTCTGGTCACGGCCCGGCAGTCGCTCGGACTCGACCATGACCCGGCGCCGCCAGCCGACCTTGTAGCCGCGGCGGTTGAACGCCACGACCTGGCCCTTGGTGTTGTTGCCGCCGGTGGTGGACACCTTGCCGTCGGCCTCGGTCTTGCTGATGGCGATGGTGGAGATGTGCCGGTGGCCGAGGATCCGGCCGGCCTCGCCGTTGAACACCGTGGCCTGCGGGCCGTACTTGTCGACGGTCAGGTACTCGTCGAACATGGCGACCTTGTCCGCGGTGAACGGATCCGACGCGAACACCAGGTCGTCGGAGTCGGTCGGGTGGCCCCAGTCGACCAGCCGCGTGGTGTCGATCATCAGCGCGCGCAGGTTGTTCAGCGCGTTGAGGGTGATCGCGCCGGCCACGTCGACGGCGTTGCCGGTGTTGTCGACCAGCGCGGCGTGCCGGATGCCGTCGAACGCCAGGTAGTGCTTGGTGTCGGCCGGGTCGGCGTCGTCGAGGTTGATGTTGCCGGTCGCCGCGTTCGTGGTGTCGCCGTTGAGCGCCAGCGAGTCGGCGTAGTGCGCGACCGACAGGGCGGCCTGGCGGCGCAGGAACGGAACGAACGGGATGATGGAGTCCTCCTCCATCTCCCCCGACCACATCTGGTGGATGATGAATTTCTTCGCATCCACCTGGACCCGCTGGCTGCCGGTCTTCACCGTGGTGTAGTCCGAGCTGTTGTTCGCGGCGTTCTCGGTGACGAACAGCATCTCCGGGATGTCGACCTCGACCGGCAGGTACGCCGTCGGGTCGGTCATCTCAAAGCTGTCGATCAGCGGGAAGATCCGGCCGAGCTTGCGCGGCGCCTCCCACAGGTCGTGCACGTACTGCGCGCCGACCAGCTGCGAACCGAAACCCGACTCGGCGGTGTCCATCGCGCGGATCGCCCGCTGGTAGGCGCCGGTCAGCTCGTACTTGCCGGCCCGGGCCAGCTCCCGGTCCGGGCCGTGGAACTCGGCGAGCGGCACCCGGGGGAACAGGTCGTCGAGGGCCTTGCGGTCCATCGCCTGGATCTTGTCCGCCGACAGGTAGCGGGCCGCCGAGATGGACTCGAAGGTGCGGGTCAGCTCCTCGGTCGGGCCCGGGTGGATGCCGCCGTTCTTCAGCCGCTGACCGCGGTGCGCCGACATCAGGTCGTAGAGGAACTCGACGTCGCTGACGGACAGCCCCCAGCGGGCGTACTTCGTGCCGACGAGCTGCGTGTCGGCCGGACCCGCGCCGAAGCGGATCTTGCGGACGAACTCCTCGTCCTGCATCAGGCCGGCCATCGCCTCCTCGACGAGCTGCCGCAGCCGCTCGTCGGACAGGCGCTCGTCCTGGTCCTTGCTCACGGCGTCCAGACGCTGCCGGACCTCCGTGGCCAGCGCGTCCATGGTGAGCTGCTCGCTCATCCGATCTCCTTGGGTGCGAAGGCCGCGAGCAGGCTGCGCGCAGCATCGGGGTTGATCTCCTGCGCCTTCGGCTCAGGGTCGCTTTGAATGGGCTCGACGAGCGGCCCGCGGCCGGCGGCCACGTTCTGCAGCGCCTGGATGCGGACGAGCAGCCGGGCGAACTCCTCCTCGGAGAAGCCGCGCAGCGTGCCGAGCAGCTCAGGGTCGGCCAGGCTGCGGCCGGAGGTGACCAGCGCCGAGGCGTCCATCGGCACCGGCACGACGGACAGCTCGGACAGCTCCCACTTGGTGGCCACGCCGCCGCGCCAGTAGTTGTCCTCGGCCGATTCCCACTGGGTCACGTCGAAGCCGATGGAGACGGCGTTGATGTAGCCGCCGCGCATCTTCCGCTCGACCAGGCGGGCGAAGTCGTCCTCCTGGTCGAACTCGAGCTCGCCGGACAGCTGCCGGTCGGCGATGGCCAGCGACTCGGGGACGACCCGGCCGATCGGCAGGTTCGTGCGGCCCCAATAGGAGTGGCCGTAGCCGAGCACCGGGTTGCCGCGGAACCGGGCCAGGTCGGCACCGGACATCCGCAGGTCGATCTTGTCGGCCATCTTGCCCTCGCTGGCCATCACGACCCGCAGCGGCGAGTCGTCGGTCAGCACGGACCGGTCCACGTAGCCGAGCGCGCGGTGGAACGTCATAGCTTCACTCCGTTGATCGGGCCGAACGAGGCCAGCAGTTTCCGGGCCGACAGGTGGTCGAGGACGGCGGCCTTCTCGCCGGTGGACTGCGGCGGCTGGTTGACCGGGTTGACCTCGTCGTCCGGCGGACTGTCGTCGCCGGCGGCCGGCTCGGGCAGCTGCAGTTGCCCGTCCGCGCCGACCGGGGCCTTGTTGACCGGCAGGAACGGGCGGTCGCCCCAGTCCACATCGGCCATGCCCTTGCCGCGCCGCCACTCGTTGATCGTGATCGCGCCGCGGTCGAGGGCCTGCGCCTCCCGCGTCCACGACTCCGTGGCGGACTCCTGGAGCGACGGCACCGAGGTCAGGTCGTACTCGCACCAGTCCGGGCCGGCGCCGCGGAAGCGGGGCAGGTACTGCTCGCGCACCTCGGCCGCCTTGAACTCGGCGTCCGGCTTCAGCGCCCTCGTCCACTCGATCCGCTCGAACGCGGACGCGTTGGCCAGGGTGGCGTTCTCCAGCTCGTTGAGCAGCGCGGCCTGCATGCCGTAGACCCGGCACACCTGCCGGAAACTCATCCCGGCGCCGGCGGTGTATTCGGCGTCCTTCGGCGTGATCGCCAGCTGCTTGAACTGCGCCTCGTACCGCAGCACCGCCCAGCGGTGCGCCTTGTCGGCGCCGGTGAACCGCCGCTCGAGCTTGCGCTCGAGGTCGGTGGCCTGCTCCTCGGAGAAGGTCACCTTGTCGGCCGGCGGCACGATCAGCCCGGCGATCTGCAGGCCCCGCTTGAACATCGACTCGTTGCTCTTGGCCATCGCCGTGCTCGTGTCCGCGGCCAGCCGGGCCGCGGCGAGGGGCGACAGCGGGGAGAACTCGTCGATCGGGTTCGGGTAGCGCTGCCACACGATCTCGTGCGGCTCGAACAGCAGGATCTCACCGGACACCGAGTGGTAGGCGAAACCCTGGATGTAGCCGGACTCGTGCGGGATCGGCCGGACCCTCGACGGCTTGAGCCACCAGATCTCCTTCGGCGCGCCCTTCGGCCCTTCGAGCGCCCAGAACGTCTCGCCCCACAGGCCCATGCACATCTCGTCCATGCGGGCCAGCCGCTCGCCGGTCCAGAACGGGTTGACGTAGGAGAACAGCTTGGCGGCCGGGTGGTCGGCGGCCTCGGTCTTGTCGGAGCCGCGGCCGCGGTAGAACCGCAGCTGGATGCCCGACATCAGCCGGGCCCGCTGCGCCACCACGGTGTAGACGTCGTTGCTGGTGGCCGCGTAGTCGCCGTACTCCTCCGGCGAGAACTCGGACTGGTCGTGGCCGTAGGCGTAATCGGGGGCGATCAGCTCACCCTTGCCGACCGGCCACGCCCGCCCACGGTGCTCGCCGCGCCGGCGCGCCTGGATGCGCTCAAGCAGACCCACGTCGCACCCCCGGCAAGAGTCGGGCGCAGCCGTTACATCCGCGCGAGTAGCCGTAACGGTGACGACGGGTACCGTGCCAGCCGAGACGGCAGAGCAGGAAGAACACCCAGCCGATCGGCTCGCGGCACGCCAGCGGGTGCATCAGGCGACCCGCTCGAACTCGATGACCCGATCGTCGCCGTCGACCAGGCCGACACGGCGGTACCAGAGCACCGCGTTGGTCAGGCTGAACATGACGTCGCCGCGGTCGTTGACCGTTACGAGGACCGGATCGGCCTCGTCGAGCAATTCGCGGGTCACCCGCATCCGCTCCGGCGCCTCACCAACCAGGGAGACGGTGCCGTCGGGGTGGCGCTGCAGCTCCATCTCCTGCCAGCTCACGACGACTCTGCCTTCGGGCCGGCCGCCGCCCAGCCCTCCAGGCCGGCCGCCCACAGCCACGCCAGCACCCAGCCGACCGCGCGCACGACCAGCCGGGCCGCGTAGAACAGCGCGAAGGGCAGCACCATCAGCGCGACCAGCCACACGCGCCGCCAGTCCACCGTCGCCGCGCGGGCGTTGATCCGGTCCACGGCCACCGTCAGCGTCGTCACGGTGTCTCCCGCAGGTCGAGAGCGGCACGGACGAAGCAGTCCTTCGCCTCGAGGAGCTTGCGCAGCCCGGCGGACCGTTCCGGTCCGGACGGAAGCGCGGCCATCATCTCCTCGGCCAGGTCGTGGCAGGCCCTGCTGGTGTCCCGCAGCGGGCCGGCGGGGAGGTGGTCGAACGCGAAGTACCGCGCCATGTACCGCCCGGACGCTGCTGCTCCCGGGTGCTGCTCGGCCTGACTCATCGCCTGCTCCTTCACGCCATCAGCGAGCCGGTCAGTTCGACCGCCCGGTCGTTGACGTCGATGCGTGTCATGTACGCCCACCGCGCCAAGGTCGCCGACACCAGCGGGCTGATGTCCACGTCGGACTGTTTGCGGCCCCACGCCACCGCGTCGGCCAGAGGGCGCAGCTTCGCGTTGGCCACCGCGCTGGTCAGCTCGCTCTGCCCGATGTGCCGCAGCTTCTTCTGCCGCACCGCGTCGATGTACTGGCCGGTGGCCTGGGCGACCTCGTGGGCCATCGGCAGCGCCAGGTCGCCGCGCTGGGGGAACTCCGGATCCTGCGGTGGCCGGATCCCGACCGCCTTGAGCTCGCCGAGCAGCGACGCCGCACCGCCCTTGGGGTCCAGGCCGATCGCCACCGGGTTGAGGACCCGCTTGAGCTCGACCAGCTTCGCGACGACCCAGTCGACGCCCTCGCCGTAGGTGACGGTCTGGGTGTGGCCGAGGCCGTCCTCCCGCAGCCCGAATATCGAGATGCAGGCGTGGTCGCGCAGCGGGGTCACGTCGACGGCCAGGGCGACCTCGCCGTGCCGCCGCGACGCCTCGTCGAGGATGGTCGCCCACACCGCCGGGTCGATCACGCCGGAGCCGCCGCCGGCGTACCGGGGCCAGATGCCCAGCCGCTCGCGGGCGAAGTCGGCCTTGCTCATGCCGGCGAACTCGCGGCGGATCGCTTCGAGGGTCAGCCGGTCGCAGCCGAGCGACGGGTTCGTGGCCGTCCAGTTCTCCTGGTCGCCGAGGTTGATCTCGCCGAGGCTGTCCAGGTCACCGGCGAGGCCCCAGTCGCGGAAGGCCAGCGACGACTCCTGCTCGAAGGCCGGGTCGTCGGCGGTGCGCGGCGCGGTCGGGTCACCGCGCAGCCGCAGCCGGAACATGACCTCGCCGCTGTCCCCGGAAAGCGGCGGGCTGCTGGTGTACAGGAACTGCGGGTTCGGCCGCGCCGACGCGGTGGGCAGCAGCGCCGAGTGTTGCGTGTCGGTGTACGCGAACGTCTCGTCGACGATGTTCAGGTCGCCGCTAAAGCCGCGGCCCGAGCCGGCCGAGCGGGCGATCCAGTGGCACCACTGCTCCGGGTAGCCGAGGTGCCGGTCCTCCTTGAGTTCCACGGCCTCCTGGCCGTTGGTGTTGTGGAACTGGACCAGGCGGTCGCCGACGAGCCACAGGTTCGGGTTCTTCTGGTCGACCTGCACGCCGAGCCGTTTGACCAGCCGCTTGAACCGGCGGTAGCCCTGCAGGGCGGTCTTCATCTCGTGTGCCGACCACATGATCAGCTCTTCGCCGAGCACGAACAGCCCGAACAGCACGCGCGCCTCGAGGATGGCGCCCTTGCCGTTCTGCCGCGACACCACCTCGCAGTGCTCGAAGTGGATCCACTTCAGCGTCGCCGGGTCGTAGGCGAGCATCCGGTGCAGCGCGTCGGCCTGCCACGGGTCCAGGATCAGGCCGGCGTCGGCGGCGAGCTCCACCGCGTCCGGGCCGAACGTGTGCTCGTACGGGGCGTGGGTGTCAACCCTGGGTTGCGGCGCGCGCGGCCGCGATGCGAGCGCGGAGGTCGACAAGCTTCCCGCCTCCTGCCTGCTGGCCCGCCGGCGCGGCGGCCGGCGCCGCCGGCACGCTCGGGGTGCTCTCCGCGGGGGCGAGCGAGTGGCGTAGCTCGCCCAGCAGCCGGGCGAGGCTCGCTTGCTGGGCGCGCGCCTCGGCGAGCGTGCGGTCGACGACCAGCTCGGTGCGGCCCTCGGCGAACCGCACGCTGGCGAACTCGCCGACCTCAGCGCGCAGCAGCCGGTCGAGCCGCTCGAGCCGATCCGCGGTGCGCGCGGCCTCCTCGAGGACGACCCGCTGCCGCGGACCGAGCTCCGGTTGCTCGGCCAGGACCTCGCGGTAAAGCCGGCGGCCGCGGGCACCGAGCTGCTCGAGCACCGGGTCGGTCACAGGCCCGGTCACGTCCGGCTCGGGATCGGCCGTGACAGGTGCCGTTACATCGGCGCATCGCTCTGGATCGCAGAGGCTGTGATCGCCCTTGCGGTGGGCCCGAGAGCGCCGCTGACGCTCGGCCGGTGACAGCCCCACCGTAACCTCCCGGCGATGTCACGGCCGCCTACGACCAGCACCGGCGCCGCGCTGGCCATGCCTGCGCCGCCCACCTGGGGACATCGATTTTCTTCGCGGCCTGCGGGGGGATAAAAAG